AGATACGCCGAAGCGCTCGTCACCGTTACCCACATTCCCGACGTGATGACGGTATCATTGAGCGCCGGAAGCCCGGTTTGAAATTCGAGCAGAAGCGAAACCGACCCTTTTTTCATCGCAATGTATTCTTCGGTCAGATACTGGACCTGGATATCGCCCCAATCGAGGCAATCGTATTGCTGAGAGTACCAGAATTTAGCGCTATTGAGTTCGTTGATAACGAAAAAACCGTTCATGAAAATGACGGTTCCCGGATATTTTGGGAAGGAAGGATCGGTGATTTGCTCGAAAACGTTGCTCGACAGGTTGTAATTGTATCCGTAAGTGCCGTCGACGATGCACAATCCGAACCCGCGCCCGGAGCCGTTGCCGCAATCGGTCATCGATACTTTTCCGGTGGACGTTTTCAGCGTTCCACGTGAAACGCCCTTACCCAATTTCGTGTACTCAAGTAATTGGTTCCCGATAACCGCAAACATCCGGTTCGTGCTGCTGACGTAGATCGCCCGGACAACGCCCTGGCGAGTCTCGCCCTTGTTGAACAGCGTGAGGCCTGGAGTAGGATAAAGCACCGCCGTAGATTTCGCCTGTTCGCTCGCCTTGTAGAATTCCAAATAGAAATTGATCGAACTGCATGCATCAACGGCAGGCGAACGGGCTTGACTTGTGCCACTTATGAAATTAATAGGAGGCATGTTACTTTCTACCTACTTTACGTACTATAGAGCCCTGACAAGAGATTAAAAGCGCGCCGCGGAAGCAACGTGCTATCAGTTGCCATGAGGACTTGTTCCTGATTAACATTTTTCAATACCGCTTTTGTTTCCCGCGCTTTCTGCTCAATAATCGGCGAAATCGCTTGGCCATATTCGCCAGCGAGTTCGACCGCCAGATTGTACGCCAGCGCCGTCTTGTATCCGGGCGGCAGACACACGACATCGATGACGTGAAGGAACTTCTGTATCTGATGCCATACCGAAAGACTGAGCTGCACATCGCGCGACGGGACCGGCCACACGTCGAGCGAGCCATAGGGATACGTCCGGTGAAACGTAAGCCAGCGGGGATACGTGCTTTTGATGCCCTTTTGGAACACATCCTGCCATCGCGCGTTCGGGATCATATCGAGTTTGTAATCATTCGCGTATCCGCTCGTTGTATCCCGCACGAACGCGGATTCGATATGCTGCGGTAGATAGGTATTGAAATCTTGTGATACGTCCGGACCTATAGTATAATGCCCTTTCCCGGCAACAAGGTCGAACATGAAATTATCGACCACAAAACATAGTAAATGCTCATTCGCCCAGCCGTCCACCATCCAGTTTAACACCTCCAGCGCATCCGCAGTCTCGGGACCGTCGGGAGTTTCCCCTGTTGCGAGCACGCCGAGCAGCCGTAGAGCCCGCCGAATGATGTCGAGCACCTTTGTAGTCGGTACAAGCGTCCCGTCGTTGCAGACCACGCCGGAAGGCGCTACAGCGGTATCGTCTTTGTACAGCGGGCTTTCACCATAGGCATAATTTGCACCAAATTCAGCCATTTTTTATTCCTTTCAAAAGCGCTTCCCGCTTTTCCTGCTGAGCATGGTAGGAAGCCCAGTCTGTAATCCGTTTGAATCCACCTTCAACCCAGCACGATTTCGGGAATAATCCACAGGAGGCGCCGACCGCATGAACCATATCGCCGAGGAATCGATCCTCTTCACCCCATGCGCCATTGAATTCGGGATGGAAAAGATGGCTGTTCTGGCGTTCCTGGATTCGATTGATTAAAGTATCTCTCAAAAGAAGCGCAGCCGAGAAAAAATTATTCATCAATTTTCCGAAATGAGGATGCGGCTTAAAATAATCGTCAAAACATGTTCGGTAGTCGCGTTCTACTCGCATCAATGCCGAATCATAGGTATTCAACGCAGTTTCCACGAGTTTAAGCGTCAAACCATGGGGGATTCGGTCACCGTCAAAGAAAAACGTGTCATCGACACCCATTTCCGATAACCCGAGATCGCGGCAGGCCCCGGCGGCGAATCCCTTGACCGCCCGCTGTTCGATTGCCCGCTCATTCAGCGACAACAGAAGCGGCATGCTTTCGTCGGTGTCCTTATCGATCACCCAACAACGGGGGATCGTCGGGAGCTGCTCATTGAGCGCCCGGATGAACGCCGGAATGCTTTCTCGCTGATCTTTCGATATGATAATTATTTGCATGTTGTCCCCATTATTTCAGCGTAATGCAAATTACTCGGGAAACACGAACACGCCTTCATCTTGCATATCGTCGGCAATTCACTGAGCGAGTTTTCGTTCCATAATTGCGACTGATAAAAATTCCCGTACCATTTCGTATGATCACTCCAGCATTTTCGAATCATGCCGTTTGCGGTAATCACCATGTAACGATTCCCGGCGAAGCACTTCTGGCCGGACCTGTCGAGATACTCCGACATTTCAAACGGGAAAAGCGTGCATTTCGTTTCATTGACATAGTACAACATCTTCGCTTCTTCTTCCGGCGTGTACTCCTGCTTGAACCATGCCGACGATTTAAGCCGGTTCGGAATCACGAGAATTCCCCGCTCTTTGTACCACATAAAGAACTTGTCATATTCAGAGAGAGCGTAGGAGTCGCATACCTGAATGATGTAGACCTTATCGAATCCCGCGTTTTTCAGTTTTGCGTACTCGTTGACTATATGGCCTCGGGAAATTCCAAGGCGGTCGCGCTCCGTGACATGCAGAGAGCCGACGATCCATTTCACGCGAGCGGGATCGATTTCTTTAATGAAGTCATCCATGGGAAGCGATAGATTCGAATAAATGCCGATGTTGAACCGTTGAGTTATATGCTTCGCTATTTTGATGAAGTCAGGATTGAGGAGAAGTTCCCCTCCGGTAAAAGCAAAGAAATAATCCTTTGTCAATTTATCAATTGCGGGTTTTACCTGTTCAAATGTCGGTCCGATAAATGCCTTATCACTCGGATCATTCACGCAGTACGCGCAACCGAAATTACAGAGGCGGTTAAAATTCCAATCAACGATTATCATAATCAAGCACGTCCTTGAATCGGCAATTATCCAAATGACAATAGTGCCCGGTGAACGATCCGACGGCGTGATCCTTCGAATAGGCCGTCAACGCTTTCGACAATTCATAATTGTCATCGATATTCGGCTTTTCGATTTGCTTATGAATTTTTACAAATTTCTTGCACTCATTCCCATTGTAAAGAATAGCATCGAGGCATTGATTCTTCCCGAATGCCATTCTCTCAACATCGGAAATTCCAAAATCAGGATAAAGAAAAATATCCCAATCGACGTATAGCGTATATGGCGTCTCTGAAAGAATGCGCGTTCGAATCCAGTCTGACGCATGCCGCATCCACAAGAAGCGTGTGAGCTTCGATTCGAATTCGGGAACCTTGAAAAACTTATCCGGCTCCGTAATGACGATGTGTCCGAAACCATTCTCCAAGGTATAGCGTTTGACAGACGCTACACACGCCTCAAGATGAAGTGGCACCGGACCGAACATAATTTGCAGAATGGTTTTCATAACATCCTTATGCAACCGGCGTCAGAATTGCCCAATGGTTCGTTGCGCCATCGATACAGATAAACGTGTAACATTGATATGCCGGAGTCGTAGGAATTACCCATTCCTGCGGGCCGCCGCATCCCGGATATTCGCTGAAAATAAAATCGAATGTTCCTACGTTTTGCAGTATAAGGATATCCCCGGTTGTCGCGTTGACTGTCCAAATCTGTTTCGCTCCATCATGTCCCAAAGAATTGACTTGCAAAAATGACGCTGCGCCCGCCGCCATGTCGTAATAAAATGGGTCGTCACTATCTGGCGTCATCGTCACCGAATGCGGAGGCATGCGCAAAAACGTTGTTCCTGATGCTCCTGCGGGACCTGCCGGGCCTGTCGGGCCTGTCGGGCCTGCGGGACCGGTCGGGCCTTCGGGACCTGTCGGGCCGGTTGCCCCGATATTTGTCCCATCTTTTTTGTAATTGCTGCCAGCCGGAATATTGATATCGCCGTTGACGCTGAGTTTATACGTCAATGGCGCTTGCCCCACTCCCACAAGTCCGCCGGACGCCTGAATGGTCTGGTCGCCATCCGAAGAATAAACACTCGAATGTTTATGCCCCGCCGTATCGGATGCGCCTTGAATGGTATCACCGACAACGGTATCGATCACGTCCTCAAGCGCCTGCTGTTCACGCGGTCCCCACGGTGCCGGAGTCGATGGATCGTTGAGATTAAACCCCTTGTAAACTGTCATGCCTTTGCTCCTTCTATTGCAACGCGAATGCGCTCCGTTTCGGCGGAACGCAGCAAATATTCGTGAAAGTTTCCTGTAAACGTATTCGATCCAGTATGCCCGAATGATATACGCGGCTCGACGTAGCATTTTCCTCCCATCGCTGTCCACTTCCGGCAGAATCCGCCATCCTCGCCGTACTTTACATTGTCAATAGTGGACATTTCAAACAGATTGACAATTTTATTACCGGTTGCATCGTCATAATACCAATTATTTTGATATGCCTTTGTCAATTTATCAATGCATGATTTCCGTATACGAAGAAACCCTCCGGGCAGGTATTCGGCTTCAATAAGCCCCGTTTTTTCTTCTTGTACGGGAGCGCCCTTTTCATCAACTTTTATTTTTCCCGCGTATTTGTCCCATGCGCCTTTCATGGGGAACATCCCGCCGGTGAGTTCGAAGGGACTATTGATGAGATATAATAACCCTTGCACGTCCCAGGATATATCCGAATCGATCATAAGCAAGTCGGTGCAATCGGATTTATAGAATCTGTCGGCAATGGAATTTTTTGCCCGGTCGATATACGAATCATTATGGATTGTCCAGTAATCCCACTCGACACCAAATTTGTCCAGTACGCGACAGCTCAATAGGAGCGATTCCACGTACTGGACAAATGCCTGGGAACCATAAAACGGCGTTGCGATTGCCAGTTTCACTTAGGCAATCCACCCGATGCCGCCCGCGGATTCCGACAGCGCAGCGATGAGCGAATTGAGCGACGTTTGAATCGACGTGGTTGTCGCGGTCGATGCAACTGACGTTGCGATTCCGCTCGGCTGAATGACCGGCGTTGCTCCATACGCGCCAATTTTGTTGGTTATCTTCAAGCCGATTTGAATTCCATCCGGCTCTTGCTGGCCTATTTCCGTAACCTCGGAAGCGACCGTTGTGGATACAACCCCATACGCGATATTAGCCATAATGTTTTCCTTTATTTAAGAGTTTACAAAACAAAACAAGGACCGGGAGAGCGTAATTGCCCTCCCGAATCCTATAACGATTATATCGTATGAATCTTGACCGCCCACTGAGGACGAATCGCCGCGATGCCGAAGAAGATGTCCATCCTGGACAACATCCTGGCATTGGCGATGTCGAACCCTCGCACGAATCGGAACGACAGGTTATCCACCGTCACCGTACTCGCCATATCCATTCCGCGCGGCTGAATGAGCGGAACGCTCGCAAAGGCGAAGCTGTCCTTATGCCATGCCAGCGCCGTCTGGTACGTGGTCGATGCGGTTGTCGGTACGCTCGTCGGCGTAGTCATCGCGCCGAGCACAATCGCGGCACCCACGATGGTCCCGGCTGCTATGTAGCAGTTCTGCGTCGGGCTTGTGGTGTCGAAATTGATTGCCGGAGAAATCGACAACGTGCCGGCGGAACTCGACGCCGTGTTGTTCGCCGTAATCGTGAACTGCTTAAGCCACGAGTACGCACCCTTGGTCTCGAAATTGATATCGTACAGTCCGGCAATGGTGAAGGACTGTCCGGCCTTCCACGTCGCCGTTGCCGTGGTTGCCCCGGTATAGGGCAGGGAACCGCCGGTTGCCGCAACGAATGCTCCTACGATCGGAGTTGCTGCGGTCTGCGAGCCGGTGGTGAGCGCCGGTATGATCTGGCTCATATACCAATCCATTCCCGCGGCATTGCTCATTGCACCTTTGAGGAAAAGATCGGAAATCGTGGACTGCGGATTGAACTGCAAGGGAGTCAAACCGCTCACGATTTTGCGCTCCATTTGGGGACTGATCGCAAGATTGATAGTGTCACCCACGGGAACCAAGGCGCTGCCGAGCGTCGCCTTTGCATCCATGTACGGATCGATGGTCGTGGGAACTGCCAGGCCGGAAGCGGCGATGGCGTGCGGAATGTTGTAAATCATGTACTGTGCGCAGTACTGATCGACGATGGCCGCGAGCTTCTTTGCCGGGCTCT